TAGTTAGACGTGTTATTATTATTATTATTATTATTATTGTGGTTGTTGTTATTAAGGTAAATAATCATTATTATATATAAGTAGAAACCATTTAAACCTATTATCTAAATGATTAGTAATTATGGTAAATATCATATTAGTTGAAAAGACTGGTGATTTGAAAGAATGTAAATATAATGTAGAAAAGGATGATCTGTATAAAAAATGTAAATTCAAGAAAATCGAGGGTTTTGAAATGAGACATTCTTGGCAAACGAAAAAAAACAAGTATTCGTTCGCATCAGTGTCTCTGTATGCGCGTGATACTGGAAAGGCGAATACTGAAAATAAGTACGATTTGCCTCCACCTATTGATAATATTTTGTATTTTGGTTGTATTACACTTGTTGCAAAAGATGAATTGGGAGAATTCGTTGATTTGTCAATTGAAGACTGGGAAAAATTTTACGAGGATTTATTTGGTGGGTTTGAGAATTTGGCGGATACAGCTAAGGAAGACGAGGATGAGGTAGATGAATTAGCAAATGTTCCAGCAGAGATGAAGACAAAAACTGGATACTTGAAGGACGATTTTGTAGTAGAAGATAGCGCAGTAGAAGATCCTCAAAGCGGAACAAATAGCATTGATGAAGGTAGTTGGGAAGATTCGACTTCAGAGTTAGAGTATGAGGAATATTCTTATAGTGATGAAAACTAAAACATTCGAAAATGTTCATAAAAAATGACTTGTAAATTACAATTCATTTAATATAAAAATTGATTAAAGAATTATTACTATAAATATAGTAATAATACAGTTATAATTATGCGTGTAATTAATGATTCTGAAGAATTTCGTTCCAATGTCGTCGCAAAGCTAAAAATAATGTTGGAAGACGAGACTATATCTTCCAACTTGGAAAAGGGTATATTTAACTATACGTTGGAACATGCTGATAAGTTGAATGTAGTCAAAAAATGGGATAATAGTTATTTTGTCAAGATTTATCTAGATAGACTAAGAACCATTTATAATAATTTACAAGATGAAGGCATTAAACAATCCATGAAGGACAAAACTATCAAGGCTCATACTCTAGCCTTTATGACTCATCCTGAAATGAGACCTGATAGATGGGATGACTTAATTCAAGAAAAGAAAATTCGAGATGAAAATAAATATGAACCAAAGCTAGAAGCTTCTACCGATGATTTCAAATGTTGGAAGTGTAAATCGAAAAAATGTACTTACTATCAATTACAAACGCGCTCAGCGGATGAACCAATGACAACATTTGTAAATTGTCTAGACTGTGGTAATAGATGGAAGTGCTAAGATAGACGGAATTGAAATGTTATGAGATGGATAGAATTTTTGAAATATATATATCGACCATAAGTATAAAAAATAATGTAAATATTTACATTATTTTTTATTTTATCTTGTTACACACAGGCAATCACGAGTTATAATACTTCCAAATCTTTTAGGTGCCAATATTCAGACGCACCATTAGGTATCGGTCTGCGAATAATAACTGGAATCATTTTTTCTTCAAGTTCTTTCAAAGCGATTAAATACCCATCTATGAGAGGAATATCTAATTTTACAAGCGGTTTTGCACCATTATTCAATTGCTTAGCACGTTGCCCCAATATTCTTGTTTTTTCATATTTTGTTAAAATTGGAATTGTTTTGTGTAAATCATCAATGATAATATTCTCTTTATTTCTTTGAACCTTTGCCAAGTTATATACTTCGTCATAATTATGATTCACTGATTCAGGATGCTGGTCAAGAATATAATTATCTCTCATCTCTCTGTCGAATTTCTGTAAATAATCATCGTCTTCCTCCTCGTCATCATCTGAGTCATAATCCGAGTCGTTCTTTTCAAACTCTACTGGTATATCAAGGGTAGTGCTGGGTAATTCATTTACAACATTGGACGTTTTTTTTATAATTGTCTTTGTTTTCTTATTAATAATACCAGTTTCTTCGTCGATACTAATATCATCATTAGCATCACCGTCATCTTCATCTGAATCTATAATACTTACATCATCGTCGTCGTCATCTTCAATTTCACTATCTTGTTCGTCGTCCTGATTATCTTCCTCTTCACCTTCTTCTTCTTCTTCTGCATTAATAACCGGTTCTTGGATATTTTTATCGACCATACTTGTAAATGTAGGTCCAGTGGAATTTTCCATCTCACTAACTGAACCTTCATCGCCACTCATATTTTCAATATTTGATTGTTCTAAATCACTCATTCTTATAATAATATATTATTTTTTCCTTTTAAATAACATCAATTTTTATTTAAAAAATAATATATTACCTATTATATCGTTTTTATTGGTATATAATTATTACATCCTAATTTACGTACTATTATTTTCAGTTGTTCTTTTCTGTTTTCCATACGATATCGCATTTAGCACACAAATAGATATATAATTTATTTAGATCATCATATCTAATATATATGACTTCTCTCTCCCCATTGCCATCTTTATCATTACTACAACAGTCACTATTCGGACACTTAATTGTATTAATTCTAGGCAAAGTAGGGTCTAATTTTGTATATTCATTAATAATATGATTATATTTTTGCTCACTTCGTTTAAGTTGTGTCTTGGATACGCAAATGTTATCTTTAGTTAGCTTAGTATCTTCGTGACCACAGTTTCTACAATAATATATCAAATTATTTTCTTCTTCACTAGAAATTCTAATGTAATACATGTTGTCGCATTTGTCGCAAAAGTGCATCTTCCTTGATTAATATATTATATCATTATATATTTAATTCCTGTCTTCAATTTTTATCTTTATTATTGATATTTTAATCATATCATAATTATCATAATTATCATAATTCTTATAATTGTACATTTATTATCCACGTTTTTCGATATTTATATATTTGGTATTTTACAAAAAGTGTCATATGTATGCTTCCAATTGATAGGAATGTTCAAATTATAAATTCCAGTTCGTACATTTTCAACAGGTTCATCCTTTTTTCCTTCTAAAATAGACAATATATCTGGTCTATTCTTTTTAAACTCGTTCGCCATGTCTGTTTCAAATAATTCGTTAAATGGACTGATAGACCAGCCAGAATCTTTCGTGAATATACGATTTACAGCAAAATCGAAATTTTTAAATGAAATGATTTTATTGTATTTTTCGACGTCCTGATGCTTTTCAGTAAAACCAGGTTCGTGTAAAAGAGGCATATTATCCATAATGCTAATAATTGTTAGCAAAATCGTTCTTATACTTTGACATCCCGTCCATTGATCACCTCTCCATGTATTTAATATGGAAAGACACATTTTTCCGGACTTATACATATTCGGATGAAATCTGGTCATTCCGTCGTTTGTCTTAAATTCCACTTTTGGAGGTCTATGTGGATAATCATCTGGAAACGTGAATTCAAAAAAATAACATCCTCCAAAATACCGACTATCTTTAGGTCCGGAAATATAGACATATCCTTTCAATATATTTGATTCATCGTGTTTGTAGTAAATTCCATCACTTTCCAATGGTTCTTTCATCATTTCTTTCACGTCTTTTAACAGTCTCTTAATAGTTTCTTTTGTCACTATTATGGTGTCATTGTTATTGTTTTTATCTTTTATGTTGGTATCATTATTTGTACCGATTTTCGACATTTATTATATTACAAATATATGTTGGTATGGGTTTATGTCGATTTTATTAAATATGTATTATCGAATGAACGATTTCCTATATTCGATGGATACTTATGTATGTAATTATGTTTCAATCATATATTTTAGAAAGTAATGTCGTAAATTCATCATCTATTTTTTTATTATCTATATAGGTTTAATTGATTTTCGAATTTAAAGGGATAAACTATAAAAAATTGACCTAAAAATATTCTATATATATATATCATATTATGTCAAAGATGAAACAATCATTCGATTCTTATTTAAATTCGTGTTATTCACAAAAAGGGGAGGGTCATACCCATACTAGAATCGGTGATAATTCATTATCTATAAAGGGGGGGTCATATACAATTTCGAATTTGACGGAATTTTATACGAAATATATAAAAAACGTATTTCAAGATGGTAAGTATGAATTTCTTACAGAAAAACAACATCTGGAAGCAGGTCCATTATTGATTGATTTTGATTTCCGGTATGATACGTCTATTGAAACAAGACAACATGTGGAAACTCATATTACTGATGTAGTTGATCTGTATTTTCAAGAGATAAAGGAAATGCTGAATATTCCAGAAAATACCACGGTTCCTGTATTCATTTTCGAGAAAGAGAATGTAAATATGCTGGATAAGATTACCAAAGATGGGATTCACATGATTGTTGGTATCCATATGGAACGTGCATTACAGATTATTCTTAGAAGTCGTGTTATGACAAAATTGAAGGATATTTGGTCCGATCTTCCATTACAAAATACTTGGGATGAAGTATTGGATGAAGGTATTACTAAGGGGACTACCAATTGGCAATTATATGGTTCTAGAAAGCCAGGAAATGAATGCTACTTACTCAAATATTACTATACTCTAGAATTAGATGAACAATCTGATTGGTGTTTGGAAATCAATGATGTAAAGACATTTGATCTTAAGAAAAACTTTCCTCTACTAACTGCTCAATATAAAGAACATTTATCGTTTGAAATGTCGGAAGATATTCGCTCAGAATACGATTCGGTAAAAAATACCACAAGAAAAAAGCCAAAAAATAGACTCAAAATTATTGATAAAAATAGAACATTCGATATTAATGATATCACTTCATCTGACTTGCTGGAAGATGCTGTTGACCATTTCCTAGGAGAAATTGAAACTCAAGATTATTTCATCAAGGAAACACATCAATATACACTTTGTCTGACTGAGAATTACTATAGTCCTTATGATAAATGGATTCGCGTAGGATGGGCTCTTAAGAACACCCATGAGAGTTTATTTATCACATGGATTGCATTCAGCGCACAATCAGATAAATTCGATTTTGATAAAATACCAGAATTTTACGATATGTGGTGTCGATTCGATAGATCTAATGATGATGGTCTAACATTCCGTTCTATTATGTATTGGGCAAAGAACGATAATCCATCGAAATACAAGGAGGTAAGAGAAGAGACAATTGACTACTTTGTAGATATAACCATTGAAACTCCCACTGATTTTGACTTTGCTCTCGTATTGTATCACATGTACAAGGATGATTTTGTATGCGTTTCAATTAAGAAGGATATTTGGTATATTTATATAAACCATAGATGGGAGGAAAATGAAGGTGGGACTAACTTACGCATGTCCATTTCAAGAGATTTGTTTGATATTTACTTTTCCAAGATGAATACAATCCAACAATTATTTAAAAGTGGCACAATAGATACGTCAAGTGAGAAATATGATGTATTACAAAAACAAGCAAAGAAGCTTAGTGATTTGTCTAAGAATTTAAAGCAGAGAGGCGTCAAAGACAATATTATGCGTGAGGCAAAGGAAATATTCTATGATAGTACATTTATCGATAAAGTCGATGCCGATCCTAAGCTATTATGTTTCAATAATGGTGTTCTTGATTTCGAGAACAGGGTTTTCCGCAAAGGAAAGCCAGATGATTACTTGTCGAAATCGACTAATATTAGTTATGTGAAATTAGACATGAATAGGCACAAGAATACAGTCGATGAAATTAACGACTTTATGTGTAAGTTATTTCCTGAACCAGATCTGCGTAATTATATGTGGCAACATCTTGCTTCGACTCTCATTGGTGAAAATAATGACCAGACATTCAACATATATAACGGTAATGGTAGTAACGGTAAATCAAAACTGGTGGAATTAATGGCGGCTTGTATGGGTGAGTACAAAGCAACTGTTCCGATTACACTCATTACTGCTAAGCGTAATACAATTGGTAGTACATCTTCAGAAGTAGTTCAGCTAAAGGGAGTTCGATATGCTGTCATGCAAGAGCCGTCAAAGGGTGACCGATTGAATGAAGGTATCATGAAAGAGATTACTGGTGGAGATCCTTTACAAGGGCGTGCTTTGTTCAAAGATAGCATTACATTTATCCCCCAGTTCAAGTTGGTTGTATGTACAAATACACTACTTGATGTAAATAGCAATGACGAGGGAACGTGGCGTAGATTGTGTGTATGCGAATTCAAGTCAAAATTTTGTACTAAGGAAGAATTTGACGATGAACGAGATTATCAGTTTGAAATCGATAAGAAGCTCGGTGAAAAATATGTCCAATGGTGTCCTATCTTCATGTCTATGTTGGTTGAAAAAGCATATGAGACTGGTGGTCTAGTAAAGATTTGCGACGCAGTGAAAGCAAGCAGTTCTAACTATAGAAACACACAGGATTTCTACAGTGAATTTGTAGCTGACAAGGTCAAAAAGACAACTGGTGGAAAAATCAAAGAGACTAGCTTGTATGAGGTGTTCAAGACATGGTTTCAACTACACCATGGTAAGTATGTACCCAAGGGTCGTGATTTATTCGAGTTTATGAACAAGAAATTCGGTCGCAAGCAAAGAGGTATTTGGAATAATGTATCTATTATTTATGATGACTTTGATCCTTCTCTAGATGATGATGATTATGACAATTAAATAGTAGATAGTAAATATTAAATATTAAATAGCAATTATTACTTACTATCTTGAGTAAATGATAAAAATAAAATAATTTATAGTAAAATAAAAATACAGCTATTATATGTTGTATTTTTATTTTTGCTGTTAAAATGACAATTATAATTTCTCTCTTGAAACACAATTATCCAATATGGTAGATTATTTTTGACTTACTACAAATGTAGATATACCCAATTCGTTTTACTTGCTATTGAATAATATCCGTATTTAACAAATTCAATCAAATAATACGCTAAAATCGGATACAACGCTAATCCAATAACAATAATCCATAGTTTCATCTCTCTGTATCGCTTTTTCAATATTATGAGTATTATTAGTGCAATTATTACATATTTATACGAAGTATCTAAAAAACTACTCCATCCGCCAGCATGTCCATTTTGCTCATTTTCATAATACGTTTTCCTATCGGATATTTCAATGGTATGTATTTCACCTTCCACCGCCTTGTGTAGTTTATTATTTTGCTTTCCCAACATTTCATATAATTCTTTCGTATATTTTTCGCTTTGTACTTGCGTTTCGTATAAACCGTGTATTTTATTTAATTCATCAATCATTGAATCGTGTTTTTCCGTCATTTCGCGCTTTAATTTTAATGCTGTTTGTTCGTATCTTGCCAGATTTGGATCTACCTTAGGAGTGGCAATTTCATTTTGTGATTGAATATACGAAGTTAGAAATCCAGTTGCTACATTTGACGTGTTTTTCATCATTTGATTGAATTGATCTACGTTTATCATACTTGCTAAATTATCAGCCGTTACACAATTGCCTGCTGCTGTACTTGCCATTTACTAATATACTACTATACTAAAATACTAAAATATTTAAAACTTGGCATAATTCTCATTAATGTCACTACTACTATATCCAGTCACTTCAGTATTGTTTGTAAATACACCTACATTAAAGTCTGATTTTCGGAAAGAATTTTTTAAACATCTCTCTCCTACGAATGATTCTTTTACACATTGTTTATTACTTGTATCCCATTTAGTACCATTTGGATTACCATCTGGACAGCATGCTTCACCGGCACAAGATAATGATAAATCTACCTTTACAGGTTGATCATTAGGATTACCTGAGTCATTAGAATCTACCGCATTTGGGTCAAATGGGAAATTATATTCTGAAAAGTTCATATTATCGCGACTGGCAATGTCAAATAATTGTAATAAAACAATTACAATGCCTAAACCCAGTATAATAGCAATTGAGATTAAAGCAATATTGGATGGTATTATTTCTCTCTTCATTAAAAGTCCTAAAATTAAAATGGGAATACAAAAATAAACGATAGTTTTCATTACTTTTGCTTGAGTATCATATTTATCACTATAATAATTGTTTATTTCAGCCATTCTTAATTTACCATAACGAGCGTCTTGTAAAGCACTCAAATTTCCTTGTACATTTTTCAATTCGTGTTCAACTATACCACCTACGGCCATTTCATTTACCAAACTATTTCTTGATGTGGCAACATTCGACTGTGTCGTAGCATAATTGTTACTGACAGATGTATATAAGCTGGTTTTTAACTGCTGTAACTCTTGAATTTTCTTTAAAATGTGGCTCTGTTTATTTGAGTCAGGATTTTGCTTGACGCTCAATGCCTCTAAATCATCGTACATTCCTTGGATCTGAATATCTATTTCACTAATTGTTTTTAATGTTTGATCAGTAGGACTCGCCATATTATATATAATATCACGAGAGATTATATATAATTCTTAATAATTTTCATCAGTTTCATCATCGATTTCATCATCAATTTCATCATTTATTTCATTATTTTCATAGTACCAGCAGTTGCTCCTATTGCTAACATGCTCCATAAGATGTATTTTTGATTGTAACTTAACATTTGAAGATTAGAATCTTCTTCTATCGCATCATTATGCTTTACTAATTTCGCACCAGCGCGTATTTCCTTGTAGGTATGTTCATATGTATTTAATCTCTCCTTTAACAACCTATATTCATCTAATAAATCTTTATTTAGTTTCACATCTTCTTTGCTTAATTCTACGATTTTTTGATGAATTTGTTCTAGAATAGATGTTAATTTAATATATTGTTTTTTTATTTGTTTCTCATCTCTGTCTGAAATAGTACCTAGACCACATGTTGTATTCATATTCATAAAACCAGCATTAGCGTAACCATTAATTTCACCTTGATGAGTGAACCAAACTTCCTTTCCACAACTATTGTTATTATTTACAGTTTTATTTCGAATATATAAATCACCACCTATAAACTGTCGCTTTCCTTTGGGCCACATATTCGCATTTTTTATCCAATAATTATTACCATTTACATGAAATCCTGCCGCACCAGGTGTATCAATACATTTTTGTTTTATTTGTTGTACAGTCAATCCTGAACCGGATGTAATATCATTACCATATGAATCATATCCAGATAGTAACTCAAATTCATCACCATATCCGGATATCATGTTGTTAGGATATTTCTTCTTTGTTAAATCATCTGTAATATAATAAGTTTCACCTAAATTTGAATTACTAGCACCATCTGTTTCATATGTAGCATACGTATTAAATCCTGGTATCCAACTATATATCCATCTCCATCTAAACCATCCCCTTCTCTTTCTCCTTCTAGTACTTCTTCCTGCTTTCACCTTACCCATACGACCTACACCTGGTACATCGGGACAATCATTAGCGTTTCTAGTTCTTCCACCACCTCCTATATAACAGGCACCTCTACCTCCACCAGTGTTTTTTCCCATTTGAAATACATTTGAACCCATATCTGCCGCTCGTTTTGCACACGCGTTGATGGTTGTTGATCCTAAATCGCCTTGATATGACCCTGGAGCCTGAGAACATTGAACAAATCTTCTGTTTTTTGTTTCGCTTGGATTTGTTATATACATATTTTGTCCAGCTGTTCTACACGATTGATTTGATATAGTAGCACTTCCTCTGATTAATGAAGCACTACCAGTTTTTACAATCTCTCCTTCTGGAGCATTTGCGATGGAATAAGGCTCTCCAGCATCTGGTCCAATTGTAGGTGCGTTTGCCCAATCCATTGGACAACCATTTTTTCCTTGCATTGAATTTGCCATTGATGGATTCGGTAAATGTTTCCACACCCCTCTATCCGTTACATAACCTACAGCGCCATTTGGATCTTTTAAAAAGGTATTTGCAAAACTATTATTATTACGATTGCTAGCGGATATATATCCCTGGGAATTTTCAATTAAATTTTTAACTGACTGATTATATGCTTGTAATTGTCTATTATAAATTAATTGTAATTTCTTTAATTCGTCAAAATCGTCCAGGTTTTTTTCTTCTACAGGTCCATCTTCCATAAGACCAGTCATTTTATTATTGAACCCTTCTATGCCTACAATTGTAGAGGATATATTATCACCTGATAAATTAAAACCATCTAAATTCTTTTGCTTTTTATTTATATTATCCGATAATTCTATATTCTTTCTATTTTGTAGATAAAATGTTCCATCTGAATTAGTTGTCATTAATATATTATTATAATAAAAAATTATATTAATCCATGCGCCCTTTTTGTTTTGGGTTTATGTATATTTCATGTATATTTCATGTATATTTCATGTATATTTCATGTATATTTCATGTATAGTCTAATCGGTATCATCATTAAAATACATGTAACGGTGGTAGCAACCTAGAAATAAATTTCCAAGAACTTTCTCCATAATCTACAACTGTTTTATAGTAATATTTACCTATAATTAAAATCCAAATTGCTATAAATACATAAACTGCCATTGAAATCTCATAACTTTCACGTGAATATACATAATACGACATATATATTGAGACCAGACCAAGTAATAACCACAAACTAAAAGTAGTGTAGCTAGAGATTTGTCTTATATTACTATCCTCTTCTCCTGCCAATTCATCAGGTTGTCTAAGTAATGTATCTATTTCGTATCTGTCCTTTTCCATTTTCACCAATAACTTTTCCAACTCTTCGCTTTTTGACACAGTTTCGCCACTTAATAATGTTTTCGTTTTATCTAATCCTTTCCCTGACTTTTGAATTTTTGTTATTATTTTTTTTATTTGATTTTGAAGAGTTTTCATTTGCTTTGCTATTTTTTCACCTTCATCACCACCTAAAGCAGTTGTTCCATTCGGTGCTAAAGATGTTATTGTTTTCGACTGGTATCCTGAATTTATATTTTTACCCTTTATGCCTCCGAAACAAGATTTACTCCAGTCATTGCCGAAATCGGATGGATAATATACTACACTCGAAAAGGTTGCGGTATCGTCTTGTACTGCTTTTAATTTACAATCATTTAATGTATCTGATTTACCTAAGAATTTCCAATCGTTGGTGCTTTGAGTAGGAGATGAAATCATACCCATTTGATAATTTTCATTGTTTAATTCTCTCCATACAGCATTATTTCTCCCTGAGTTTTGACGTTGTAATAATGAATCATACTGCGATTGAAGAGCATTATATTGATTTAGTTTCATTTGTAGTTGCTTACCTAAAATTCTAGATTCTAATAATATTTCATATTTATCTGGATTACCTTGGATTATTTGTTCAGTAAATGACATTTAAAGTATATATATAATTTGTTAGAAATTAAATATATTATAGTTGTTGATAATTTATTATATATCTATTTTATTTTCTTTATATTTTCTTTATATTTTCAATCTTTTTCCAATCTTTTTCCAATCTTTTTCAATCTTTTTCAATCTTTTTCAATAATTTATACTGACATTACTCAACTTTTTATACAAATATATTAAAAACATTAATACAAATATGGCTACAATTACATACGTGATTACAGTAACCTTTTCACCATTGTTTGTCGAGGCAGCAACAGTTAAACTTATGATAAAAATAACGATAAAAATCCATATGATATAACTGTAATAATTGGAATTCATTATTATATTAGAATCTGACTCCTCTCCAACCATTTGCATCAACATACTATTACTACTAGTAATATCATTTCTATCACGTTCAGCTGTCTCGACGTATGATAATAATTGTTGTCGTTTTTTCATTAATTGTTGTTTTGTATTACTATCTTCTAAAGATAGTTTGTCGATTTCGTCGGTTAATTGTATTGCCTGTTTTTTTAATGTTTCATTCAATTCTTGTAATCTTGCCCAAAGATTTGGATTCACATCAAGTGACAAACATTCATCAGTGCTAGACATTGCGCCACCAGTTGGAATCAGATTATAATCTGAACCACTTAGCTCTATTGATTCGGTAGAACAACTTTCATTTTTCTTTTTATCGCTGTATGGATGCTTAATTCCTTTGATATCAACCCATGCCTCTTGTTTCGTATCTTTATTTTTAATGTTTTTACCGGCTATTTTACATGGTTGTCCTTCAACCATAGGTAATGCCGATTTGAAATTGCTCATTTTCCCACTATATACTGTACTAGTTGATGGACACGATTCATTGTTTTTGTTCCAAGCATTATCACTATACTTGTGTGTATAGCCGAAATTATTTACATAATAATTATTTCCATCTTCGTCTGATACAACTTTACCTAAATGATCGACTATTTTTTTGTCAGACTGGCGTTTTGTTAATAAATCTTCATTAAATTGTTGATATGTCTGAGCATATAATGCCAATGTTTGATTGAATTTGTTTTCAATATTTTGCAAACCTTCCAAAGATTTTTTATCCACATGTGATAAATTTGAACCGGATAATCCTTCCTTTAAACTACTACTTTGAATTAATTTTAAATGCGGAGATACTATTTCATCCATATCATCATTGTATTGTAGAATATCTCTTCCTTGTTCTAAATTGAAATCTTCCATATTATCTTGTCGAATATCAAACATTTTACTATAAATTAATGATAGAAAATTGTTTTTACTTAATCATTTATACATGTACGTTCTAATTCTATGATTCTATGATTCTATGATTCTATGATTCTATGATTATAATCACGACTTTACATGATTTGTTGTCTCTTTTATCTTTTCATAAAAATATGTTCCTATTTTCTCAAAAATACTCAATATTAATATAATACCAATAATAATCATTAATTCTCTTGAAGATGGGTATAATGATAATTCAATTTTAAACAATATAATGAAACCTATTACAAAACCTATTAACAATATAAGAACGGTCTTAATTTGTAATCGATACCAGTCTATTTCTTCAGTGTATAAACCGGTTGATGTCAATGAGGTTTTTTCTAGTTTTTTTACTTGTTCAGTTAATTTGTTATTTTCTAATTTTAACGACTCTATTTTACCATTCAAAGCAGACATTTCTTTTTGAGATGTTTGTATTGCCGAATCCATAATGTTTTTTAAAATAAAACCATCCGACTGAATTTTATTATTCACTGTAGTTACGTGTAATATTTCATCTGACACTTGAGTATTATTTGGATCTTGTAAATATCTTATATAATTAGGTACAAAATTTTCTAAAATAAAAAAAAAACGATTGTTTAATTCTGTTATTGTTTCTTTCGTTTTTATAAGTGGATTCATTATTATATATTACTAAGAATATTTTACTGATAATGGAGTTTTATTATTTTGATTGGCAACATACTCTGTAATAATCGGCTGTGATGGCTGTTTTACTTGGACGGATTATCTTACATACTTGTCCGGGACGCATACCGATTGCTTGTGCTACGGGGTCATATCTAGATATTTCAGGTAATTCCGATGTATTGTTTATATTATACCGCTTTTTTAAATCAACAACTTCGTTATCTGTTAGTATGGTATGCTTGGGAACATACATATGCTCTAAAATATTATACTGAAGCCTTTCTAAATTGTATATCATAATAAATAATCCGTCTTGCTCCCATATATGTTTCAATATATTTAAAAGGGGTTCGTGCGGCTCCTGTTTGATTACAATAATCAATGTATCATCCTTTGATAATACTTGTTCTAAATTATAGAGGTCGTCAATATAATCATTAATGTTTTCTCTTCTTAATGTTTTCGCTAAATGGTATTTTACATATACTTTTTTAGAAGTTTCATTATTTTGAGAATTCACCATCATATCTAATTGCTTATTATTATACATAACATGGGTTTCATTTACACTACATTCTTCGTAGTCTTTTACATCATATCCTTGTTCAGACAACAATTTCAACAAATTTTGCCTGGACTTAAATATAGTTGTGATAGTTCCACTTGACTGAGACATTCTATTCTTATTTATAATACAAAATTATATTTTTATTTCAGTTCAATTTTATATTATAATATAGCTCCTATTTCTATCATTTCTCTCGATTTAGTTTATTTTAATTATTTTTTTATCTCCTTCTTCAGCATCAGATTCTTCTTTATTTTCTTTTGTATCTTCTTCTATTTTTGTGTTTATAATTAATTCAATACCATCATCACGTTTAGGTGCGGTTTTATTCAACATGTCTTCAATTTTGTCTAATTCATTTATATCATTTGTATCAATATTTATATTCGCGCTTCCGCCATTCATATTTTCACTAGATTGTGAGGATAACGGTGATGTCGATGGTGGTGGTGGTGGTATATAGGAATCAGATGAGTTGCTATCAAAATTAATTCCAATTTGATTAACCGGTGATCCAGGAGCATACGGTGGGGAACCCGGAGCATATTGTGGGGAACCAGGAGCATATTGTGGGGAATTAGGATTGTATGCTGGTGAGTTAGGATTGTATATTGGTGAGTTAGGATTGTATATTGGTGATCCAGGAGCATACTGTGGTGAGTCTGGTGGATATTGTGGTGATCCAGGAGCATACTGTGGTGATCCAGGAGCATACTGTGGTGAGTTAGGATTGTATGCTGGTGAGTTAGGATTGTATAGTGGTGAGTTAGGATTGTATGCTGGTGATCCTGGAGGAGGATAATTAGGTGATCCTGGAGGAGGATATAGAGGGGAGGTAGATGATGGTTGCTCTCCAGGGGCATAAGGTGGCGTAGTCGATGAATAATGGGATGAAACTGAATTTCCTAGAGCAAACAATTTACCCTTCTCCTCGCGCCGTATAGTATCCAGAGCAATGTTCCAATTATTTGCCTCTTGTGTGCTGTTCAACTCTTCAATCATTACATTTGGACTAATGGACGTTTTGTCATTATACAGTAATGTGGCTACATTCCATCCAGCAGGAAATCTATTCGGCAATTCACCATCGTTTTCACCTACGAACCAAATTTCAGTAGTGTCTCCCTTATTATTTAATATAATAGATTTATAAGCTTCACCTCGTTCTTCGTCATAACTATAGTAAGACCAACCATACTCTTCTGGTTGTAGAGGTGATTGCTCCTTCGGTTCTTCTATAGGCTCATTTAGTTTAGTAGGTTCCTCAATTGCGACAGCAGCATCATTCATATTGACATTTCTATTCTTAATTTCTTTGGTTATTGCCATTCTCAATCTATCAGGAATATGATCACCTATAGCATCAAGATTGTCCTCCTGATGTAATTTTAATATATTCGTCGAATAGGTCATACTTGTTAATTGATCAATGTTGTCTTCAGTAATAAGTCGCAACTGAATATTCATTACCTGAAGTTCTTGTATCAATAATTTAAAAGCATAAGGAATTTTCAAAATGCTAAAATTTCTTCCATATTTTGATATATTCTCAATATTCAAATTCTTATCTACTGTAGTGTTGAATTTGATTGGACCATCTGCCATTGGACTTAAAAAAAGGTTCTGGCTATTGTTATATATAGCCACCGTTCCAGTATTATTACAAACAGCCATGAAATATTCATCCCCTCGTGTAAGCATTGATTCTTGTAAAAATCGGGCAGCACCATGTCCAATAACGCCATCGCGCTCCATTTCACCTATTCTTAGACCACCGTCATTGGCTCTTCCGCCTACTGTCTGACGGGTCAATTGTTCCATTTTTCCCTTTGCACGAAAATTAATCTTATCCTTTACCATATGTTTCAATCTCATATAATACGTTGGACCAATGAATATGTTTGCTTGAAGTTGCTCGCCAGTCATACCATTATACAATAACTGATTGCCTGTCGAATTGTATCCATTTTGAGTTAATATTTTTCCAAACATTTCATGCTTTGAACCCTTATTGACAAACGCGGTACAGTCTCCGTAACCACCAGTATTTACACATGCTTTTCCCATTAGTGTTTCTACTAATTGACCAATCGTCATTCTTGACGGCAACGCATGAGGATTTATAATTATATCAGGGCGTATTCCATCGTCGGTAAATGGCATATCCTCCTCAGGAATCACTAGACCAACCGTTCCTTTTTGACCACATCGACTACAGAATTTATCTCCAATAGCAGGAATTCTCTCTTCACGAATTCTCACCTTTGCTAATCTGAATCCTTCCTCATCTTCAGTCATAAATGTTTTATCTACAAATCCCAATTGTCCTTTCTTAGGATAAACGGATGCATCTATACTTATATTTGGATTTTCTAGATTTGATTTGACCTTTCCAATAATGACCTTTTTATCGTCCATTTCTGTATTTTCTTTCGCTAGACCATATTTATCCAAATCACTATAATCATATCCATATTTTTTTCCTTCGACTGTTGAATCCTCGATATTTTGAAAATGTGTATCGACAGTATTATCGCCTACTTTCGAACTTTCTTCACGTGTTTCATACATATTGTAATAAGTGGTTCTAAACATGCCTCTTTTTAATGACCCCTCGTTAAACAATATAGAATCTTCTACGTTATACCCACCATATACCATAATTGCTACAATTACATTTTCTCCATAAGGGTGCTCCTCATTATTAATATATTGTAAATATCTGCTTTTGACCAATGGCATCTGACCATAATTTAATACAACTCCCATTTTATCAATTCGCGAAAAGAAATTTGAATGATAGAGTGAAACTGCTTGCTTTGCTTGGCCACAAAAAAACAAATCTCTCGGTAACTGATTATTCTCCGGAAAAACAACCTGATTCCCCATTACACCTAATATTAAAGATGGATGAATTTCAACATGAGTATAGGCTTTATTCTGTTCCATATCATAATCAGTGGATATAAGCGCAGTTTCTTCTTCGGCTGTATCTAGATAATCTATAATTCCTTCGGTGCTTTCTAATTTACTAAAATCAGTAGTATCGTATAATTCATCTATTTTATATATCTTACATGTATTAACATCATAATTATCATCCATTTTCTTAGCAAACCCACTTATTAAATTCGACCAAGTAAATGTGTTGCTGTTTATTTTTTCCCAAACTTCTTTTCTCTTGAAACTAGGGTTCTTCTTCTCATCTACATAAAATACTGGCCGACATAATCTCCCAGAATCAGTGAAAATAATCATTTCATTCTTTTTAATATTCCAACTTACACTGGTATATATAGGCATTAATCCATTGCGTTTATATTTCTTTACGAGTCGCAGCGTCTCTTGTGGAGTAGTTATAACACCGACCCAACTACCGTTTATAATTACTTTGGTAGAACTGAATAAATATTTATTACTACATTCTTCTAGCAGTTTCATTTGACAGATAGTTCTCATGAATTTCATCATCGGATAACCAGAACATCCGCTTGTAATATGCGTTGAGATAGCCATGTGTTTATGAAATCCTACGTTTCCACCATCTGGTGTATCAACTGGATCAATAATACCCCATTGGGAGCCATGTAACAATCTCGGCTTCACTACCTTTGCACTTGAGTCCATGGGCAAATTAATTTTTCTTAGATGAGAGATAAAACTATTATATGACAATCTATTTAACCCTTGAACTGCGCCCAATTTTTTTGTATGCTCTTCGGCTCCCCAATTTCCCTTGAAAGCCTTTTTAAAACCATCCTCTACTACTCTTTCATTAAAAATTCGCTCGTAATTATTAGTAATCAAGTCTTTGAATGATTCGTTTTGGTAAATGGTCTTGGATTTTTTCATATTATATTCACTATCTAACCTAAGTTTGATATTATCTTGTTGTAATTTAAAATATTCTTTGAATAAATCATACAATAACATCCCAGGCACTTCAACGCGTTTGAATTTAAAGCTATCGCGGTCGGTAGGCGCTTCCAATTTGGTAAATACAAGTAGCAAATTATTTACAATGTATCCCAAAAAATAGGCTTTTTGCTGAAAATTCAATTCACCAATATTGGGCAAAAAATAATTCATCAAAATATCCAATACATAATTAGTAGTGTGACCTTTTGTAAAGGTTTTTATGTATTCTAACGCAGTTTCCTGTGTAAAAATTTTGCCGGCATCATGAATGGATGGAATAAATAAATCGACCATGGAACTATTTGCCTCCAAATCTAATAGACAATATTCTATAATTTCCTTGTCGGATGTTACACCTAGTGCGCGAAATAAAATAAACAATGGGATTGGTTTTCTTACATTGGGTATATTCACGACAATTTGATTGTTTGAAGATTGAGATGTTGGAGCCACAATTCTAACCGACAGTGTTCTTTCTGGTTTTGAGGCATCTTCGGATACAGTTCTAATATCGGCACCATGACTGTATAAATCGTTGTAATTCTCTCTAATATAAAGCATATTATCTGCGAATTTTTCTTGACTGATGATGACTTTCTCCTTGCCGTCAATAATAAAATATCCTCCATAATCATTACGACATTCTCCCATGTTGTATCGTACTTCTCTATTCAGACCATTTAATATACATAAATCAGATTGAATCATTATTGGAAATCTACCTAAAAATAGCTTTTCATACATTATACTTGACTCTTGAATTTTACCATCCTCGCCCATTATTTTAAATTCTACTTCTAAATCATAATGAATTGCTATACCATAATTCATATTTCTTAATCTAGCTTCGTTCGGATACATAAAATGCTCACGATTATCATCATATATAACTGGTTTACCATAATATATTTTTGACCCATCTTTACCACCTAAATATAATTCGCATCTATATTTGAACTCTTTTGTATTCGGATCTTGTTCTTTTTGAAGAACAACTGGATTTTTCTCTTTAAATATGCTTTTCATACCAGTTCGAAAAAAATCATTGTATGAGTCAATCTGATGTTTCACCAATACTTGCGGATTGTCATGAAAAAATTTTTCAATAATATTCCATGTAGCTGTATTATATTTTATACTCATGTGTATTATAATATATCATAAGTATATTTTTTTATAATCTAATCGATAACATATTAATTAAATTATATTGAAATGATTGTAAATGCCCAAATGTATAAAATTACCTTTTCTAAATTGTTAATGGGTTGAATTTTGATTTTTCATTTACATATAATTCAACGATTCTACTTGACTTTGTCCTGACTCTTGAATAACAACTATGGTATTCTGTCTTATCATAAACAACCCTAAGACTACAAAATAAAACAATATAGGAAAAAATACTAAAAACCAAGAGATACCCGCATAACCATTTTTACATAAAGAATCGAGAATTACCGTTACAAATAGCAAGTAAGCAAATTTAATAATGTAAATTATGAAAACATTATCTACAGGACATTCATACTCTCCCATACAAAATCGGTCTTTATTCCCTAGATTCGAAAAAATCATCACTAAAAGAGTGGAAACACTAATAACGAAATATATCATAGCAGGCGTGCATAATTTTTTTAATGAACGTAACATTATGATATATTTGAAGAAAAAATTATTTATATTGAATAATCATCTATTGACTATTGACTATTGACTATTGACTATTGATTATTGACTATTGACTATTATGCACTAGCAGCATTCATATTAGCCTCTTTATATATTTCTTTCACATCTGGCGGAATTCCACCAATAAAAGAAGAACTCTTATTTATAGGTTGATCTGTAGGATAAGGATTTTGACCTAATGGCTGTGTTTTACCTGTTAAATTAAAGTATCCACCATTTACCCCATATTGTGCTCCTCTTCCTAAATTTACAATTTCTTGAAAAAATCCTCCTTTCATATTACCGTGTTTTCCTCTACGTCTGTTTTTACCATTACCTCTTTTTCCACCATTCATAGAACTGTTCATATTTACGTCATCGCTTGTCGAACGTGCCGGGTCTATACCCCCAACGGCTATACCATTGGGACTTACGGCAAAATGGTTTGACATTATTGCCCCTTGAGTATTTATACCATGACTTGCTCCTACACCTGGCCAGGTGGCTTCATTTCCACCTTCCCATGAATATCCTACAGGTCCTGCTGCAGGACTTGATACCATACCACCTCGCATTTGTTTAGTTTTATTTCCTTTCTTTGCTCCGCCAAAATGAACCCTACGAGTATTATGATGTCCTCTATGATGACTATACTTTACATTACGTTTATGGGCAGTATGATGTGTCGATGTTCCAGCGCGTTTGTTATTTTTACGCAAAAAAATCTTTTTGATTTTCAACGATTTCTTTTTGTTTGAACTCTTATTTTTATTCGATTGTCTCTTCACCCTTGTTTTTCTAATAGTATTTCTCTTTCTTACTGATTTTACCATTATATATACTATATCTAGAAATTATTCTATATCTACGTGAGTTAATAAATGTCTTCTACAACACATTTTATTTAATCCCAATTTGTCTAAAACCTCTCCTTCAGGGGTCTTATCTACAAAATCTTCGGTCAAATATACCACTTTATCCACTTCCATACCTCTAGCCATTTTCAACTTTCTTACTTCTTTTTGGTAATAATCAAACTTATTACCAACTACTTTTCCGCACGTAAAACACTTTACAGGTATAATCATCTTGAATTATATATAGATTATTAATTTATATGTAAATCAATTTTTTAAAGTAATATTTATTATGTATTTTACTCGCATCCTTTACCAATACATTTGTTTCTAAAATAATAATAGTCAATGTTTTTCGACTTTCCGTTTTTATCGCGTTTAAATGTAGGCCCATTTATGTCACCTGAATGACATTGCTCCTTTCCATCCATTAATGCATATACACAACACGATGTTGCTAAACAGTTATCCTTGGTCATACTACTACAACTTTGTTGTAGTTTATTTCGATCTCCTTCGTGTGTTTTACAAAACCCATTATCGTTATTGGCATTATTGTCAAAAGCCTCTATATTAACCACCTTCTGTATTTGTTTATCCTGGATGGGTGTCATTTTTAATTCAATAATTGCGAAAAATACAATTAATCCAATCATTATAATGGCTGCTGATAACATTTGAGGGCTAACTAAATTAAATATATTTTTGAATCCGGATATATCCATATTAACATGTACTAATAATCCAACTGCTATTACTACTATTGTCAATATTACTATTTTTAATAAGTGATTTGAAGAATTATTCATTGTATATAAAGTCCAAAGATTTTATTCTTCTTGTCCAAATATTTTATTCTTCTTGTCCAAATATTTTATTCTTCTTGCCCAAAGATTTTATTCTTCCAATTCTACAATTTCAATTCCAATACTCGTCTTGATTTTTTTATGTTGTTTTCCACTTTTATGAATGTTCTGATGACACCCTTCACATAGTGTCAGTAAATTTGCCGGATGGTTTTTGTGAAATGTTCGATTTATCATATTATTCTTGTCCGCCTTTTCTTGATGTTGTAAATGATGTACTTCTTGCCCAACCTTCGTTTTACATACTTCACACATATTCATTATTTTTTTACTATTGAAATGCGATTGCTTTTTAGACAATCCACCTTCTTCCTCCTTCCGATATTTTCTTCGTATAGCGTACGCATTCTCTAAAAACTCGTCAGGCAAATGTAATGATTTACATACTTCTAGACCATACATACTCTCACCTGGTCCGTCCTTTAACTTTCTGTCATAAATCAAAATATCCTTTTCCTTATTATAAGAAACTGTCAGGTGTTTTATATCAATATTCTTCATACGTTCAATCTCTTCAAAATGAACAATTTCGTGTAAATGAGTCGCAAAAATAGCGCTTGTCTGCTTCTTATGTAACATCTCTAATCCAGAAACAAAAATACTTACTGCTGAATCGTGTTCCGTTCCTGAACATAGCTCATCTCCTAAAATTAAACTATTCTTATCCGCCATATTTAATATTACGCGCAATTCCGACATTTCCACCGCAAATGTAGATAATCCTTTGAATAAATTATCATTTCCTAATATTCGAGTAAATATTCCAGTATAGGGGACAAATTCAAAATGACTACTGGCTACATACAGTCCTGCTTGAGCCATTATCAAATTAATACCTAATGCTCTTATGATGCTTGTTTTACCCACTGCATTTGTCCCGTACAGTAGCATGATATCATTATCTGTTCCAATGGTTACATCGTTTGTAACATATAACTCTTCTGTGTTTAACTGTTCTATTAGCGGATGTCTCAATTCTTTTGATTTTATATATGATTTTTCACCACTACGAATATCAGGTTTATGATAATTATATTTTGTAGCAATATAACACATATTTTGTAATTGGTCCAGCTCAGAACAAAACAGAATCAAGTTTGTAAATTCCTTTTCATATTGTTGTAAATCTTGTATAAACTGATTGTAGATGATTGTGATTAAACCCTTTATATTTTGCTTTGACTGGACAATATTATTTGTTATTTTTGTAATCATTTCATTTGTAATATTTACATTTGTCCCTGTAGCGGTACTTGTATGTACATCGGGAATAAAGTCAAATTGTTCTTTATCCCCACAATTGGTAATAAATTCTAGTATTACTTTATGCTTTCCTGCTTGAATTTGCTGCTTTAATATATTGCCTCTACGACTCGTACATTGAAGCATAATTCCTGATTTATCAGTTTCGTGTAATTTTACGAAATCATTTTTACTGGTTTTCTCTCCTTGTGTAATCATTTTATCTAAATAACCTCGAATCGCTTCTAGTTTATTTATATTATTTTCTCTCACGTCAAGGCATTTGTCAAGTTCTGTATTTACTCCTCTTTTTATAAAATTCGTATCAAAGTCCATGGTATTTATATCTTTACACTCTTCTAATGTAAATGTTTTATCGAATACTTTTTGTAACATGGAACATATCGTCGCAATATTCATTTTATTAGTCATTACAATATCTTGTTGTAAATAGTGGTTGATGGTTTGATCATGACTCAAAGAAGAGAATACATTCTTAATCGTAGAGAGATTTTCGTATAAATAAAACAAATTCGAAGGCGTAATTTTCTTCAAATATATTTGTCTATTTAATTTCTCGATATCTTTCATATTTTTCAACTCTTTTCTCCAATTCATCCAATAATCTGTGTTTAATAGATACTCGGTTATCTCATATTTCCTTTCTATTTTCTCTCTACAAGTTGTAGGATTAAGTATATTATGTTTGAAACTCCTTGTCCCCATAGGTGTTATACAATTGTTTAATAAACTACTTACTGATGATAACTTTCCCTTGTAATGATTATCATCGAGTATATTTAATTGTTGTAAGCTATGGTTCGCTAGCAACATGCGTTCTGTTTTATTTTCGATAATAGGCTCTTGTAATTTGGTTACTAAATTCGCGTTGTGTTCAAATACAAAATTCAGTAAATAAACATAGCTTTGAATACCATAGACAAATTCCAACGTATTGTTCAAAACCGAATTGGCTATGATTGGACTAAAAAAACGATTGATTATTTCTTGCTGGTATGTTTGTTTTTCCGCATTGTTTATTCTTTTATCGGAATAATCCAATCGATGAATCTTCTTACTTTCTATATTCACGTAATGAATAACGTCGTTTATCTTGTTTTCTTCCAAATTAGAAATAATAATTGTTTCGCTCGGATTGTAAGTGCTGATAAATCGTTCCAATTCATCATATGTGGTCGGATTGTGAGCATTTTCTGTAGTTAATTCATAGAATGTGTTTTTTCCTGTAAAAATATCAATAGATGACATTCCAATCATGATATTTCCGGTTTTATTTAATGTATTTCTCTCTCTCTTATGAATCCAAATACAAGATATGTTATTTGATATTTCGTCGTTATTAACTGAAAAAAAGGTTCCAGGAGAGAAAATACCGGTTAAACTTCTCGTAGTATTCGCTGCTGGAGCATCTTGACTATATACGACCGCCGTGTAGCCAGCATTTTGAATTTTTTCAACGTATTTTTCAATAATATAATCGCGAAACCCTAACATGAGCGTCGTTTCATTTTTATTAGCAGATGCTAATTCTGTAAAACGTTTAAAATCGATTACTTGTTCTTCGACAATTTCTTTGGTTTTTCCATTCACTTGGGTATATACTTCATAAAAGGCACCTACTTGAAAAAGAAGAATTGTTTTTTCACCGTATTTCTCTCTGTATTCATCTCTCAGTTGAAAATATTGTTTTAACATTGCCATTATCCTAATAAATATAAATAAGATGTATTTATATTTATTAGTTATTATTTATTTCTTCATGTGGGTGTAATATAATACTAGGAGCGTAGAACTATACTACCCTTTATTAAAGGCATATACACTTCTGTATATATCTGTATTTACTGTTGTTTTTAACTGCGCCCAATTATTCTTATCAATATAAAGAGAACCATTATCTGCGAACACGAGCTGAAGAGAAGGATATGCGTCAGTAAATAATGGTATATTATACATGTAATGTTTTTTGGTAATATTCCATATATCTTTACTCTGTTTTACCGAATTATAAAAATAGGAATTAGCTTCAAAATTTATATGGTTTTCTACGCGTATTTTTTCTAGTTCAGCAAACTCTCTTATTTTATTTTTGCGTTCTGGTATATCAATACTAGCTGTAATTAATTTGAAAAACAATGTAGTTGTTGGATAATCTGTTGTTTTTTGCGCTGAAACAAATTTATTCGCTTCATACTCATATAATTCTTCATTATCCGGATCACTTACTCTATAATTATCATCGCTCATTTCATATACATATATGTTTGTATATGCGCCGGTTGTTTTATTAAACTGTATAGGTTTGTAAGCATATGTACTGTTAGATTCATTCGTTTTTATGTTTCTCAATTTCATTTTAAATCTTGTAATTAATTCTCTTTGAAAAGAGTTAGCTAAAGACGTTTTACTTTCTGCTATTGTATCACTTATTTTTGCGTGTTTAGCTTTATTATTAGCATCTGTTTTACCCTGTATTTTGGCAGCCTCTGATGCGTCTTTAACTTGCTTTGCGGTCTCTTTAGCGGTTTGTTTAGTATTAAGTTCAGATTCTTTATCTTTTTTATTATCTAGAAGAGTTTCTTTTAAAGCATCCGCACTATCTTTATCAGCATTGAGAGTTATTTTTAACGCATTAGCTATACTTTTTTTAGAATTTTGAGCTCTGTTCTTTGCATCTCTTTCTCTTCTACAATCATTTGGATACCAAAAACACTTCCATGATTCCCATGCATTGGAAAACCAGGCGCCGATTGCCTTTAGTGCTTTACCAACAGCCTTCAATACTTCTTCAACCTTCTTTTTAATGTCTTCTGCTATCTGTAGTAATTTTTTACCTACTTCTATAAGATCCTTTCCTATTTTATCTAATTCTTTTTTAACATTATCATATACTTCAACCGCTCCTTTATACAAAGCAGAGTCTTTTCCAAATGTATCATTTAGGGCATCATATGCTTCATTAGCAATTGCTACAGCTGCTTTTCCGACGTCTTTAATACCATCCGCAATTGCTTTAAGACCATCTCCTATAGCACCTATAGCATCACTTATTGCGCCAACAATAGCTTCTGCTATATCACTTACTAATTGTTCTACAGCCTCTACATCTATACCCAACGCGTCAGCTACCGAATTCCACGCCTTGTCTGCTACTGCTGCCGCATCTTCAAAAAATTCACCCACGACCGCGACAGCATCTTCAACCGCATCACCAATAGCATTAGCTATATCAGTTATTCCTTTCATGACTCCTTGAAAAAATTTTGCAAATATATCGTATAAACTAGCGCTTGGGTTTATTAATGTATAAAGAAAATACAACAAATTACTACTTATCGTACATACACCGGATAATACTTCTTTTAATACATTTAAATCACTACCAGAAAATTCCTTGGCCGTCATTTCTTTAATAGAAATTATAAATCCTCCTAACGCATATGTTATTTCAGAGGGATCCGGGAAACTTGTCACAAAACGCAACACATTTTCCAAAACTTCACCTAGGTTTAAATTACCGAAGCTATAGCTACCCCCTAATATATAAGCCATTCCTGTATTCATGATCCCTATCATCTTTTGTAATGTATATATCTGTAACATAAAGTATAACCCCACTTCTATAAGTAAATTATAGCTATGAAGTGGTAATCGATCGGTAAATTGTTCTCCGACTTTAGGTTTAGCTGTGGCACTACCAGTGCCGTAATAAAGACCTTTTATGGCATCATCCGTATTACTATTAAACATTTCTTCGGTTAAATGATCAAATCGGTCTCTAGGTGAAGTAATATAATCTGCACCGCCTTCGGTTTTTGTTGGAGTGCTACCTGATATTCCACTATAGTTTGTAGTATCATTTCCATCTATAAAGACATCTAACAATATATACATTATATTCATGGTAAATGTTTTCAGCAAATCAGTAACTGTTTTTAAGAATCCGTCTGTACCGTATATTAAATTTATTACAGATTCTAATAATCCTTTCAAATTATCGGCAGTTGGTATTATAATCATAAGCATAGATTCAGCTATGTCAAGCATACTGTTAAATAACCCCTTGTATATATTCCAAATGCCATTTACAACATCTAGAGAGAATTTTCCAAGAATTTTATGTAAATTATTTAATAAATATATACCATTATTCACATTTACTTTAAATTTTTTTGTAATATACCCCATTACTTTCCACATTGAACTTGATACGTACATAGAATCAGCAAAAGCTTCTAATTTGTTTAATAAATCGAATGCTTCTTCTGTTTGATTTCCAGGACCAGCCAAAACCGTTTGATCTAGTCCAGAACCCTTGAATGCCGATTCTATTGATTGAATTGGAGATCCTGGTAATACAGCTCCAACCACACTTCCAAGTAAATCACCCATTGCTATTTGTAACATCATTGATAAATTAAATTCATGTCTGTTTTCCTCATTATATCTTCTCTGAGAAAGTTCATAGAAATCGGCAATTTCCTCAGCTACTTCTACTACACCACCTATTATTTCATTTCCGATATCCTCAACAAATTGAACACCTTCGGCTATTTTTAACTCTTCATAAATATCTTCACCTATGTCTATAAGTTTATTACCGATATCTGTATCTTCAGTCCTGCTAGTATCATTTACTACATCATTTAAATCTTTTATAGTATTATCCATCGTATTACCGTTTAAATTATCATTTGATACATCAGCAACTATATTTACAGCATAACTGTAATACGTTATTTTTGTTTTATTTTTCAAATGTATCTTATTCTGCGTATTCGCATCTAAATTATCTAATTGATAGTCGGAAAATGAAACATTATTATCACTTGGATCAGCATAATTAATAAATGTACCAGCTGATATACAATATTTGTTATCACCATCTTCATTATTGGGGGTTAATCCATTTATATAGGCAGTTAAGGTTTGTTCTAGATAATTATATAGAATAAAACCATAGTCTTTTGTTGATTCTGGTGTGTATAAATTATTACTTAGATCAACTGACGGTAGTGGTAATGTGATATTGCCAAATTGTAAAATATCACCTACTTTTATCGGGTAGGCTGTCCAATCAGAGGCGTCAGGTACTAATGGTATTTTTTCTAAAATCGATTCTCTAAACTTGTGTGTTTGAAGTAAATTACTAATCATAGTTACTATTCTATTTTTCCTATTATCCATTGCTATACCAGATACGTCTCTAACTTGGCCAATCAGTTTCATTTTAGTGTCATCTCTGATAAAATCACTACAAGACATTTTAGTATTTGATTTATTCATTTTATATTGTGAGTAATGTATGCTTTGACCATTGGTATTAACAGAACTAGTAACTTTAGATTTTTTGCTTTTTACTGACGGTGGTAATAGAAACGACCATGTTCTATCACTACTTATAATAGGAATAAGATTACCGTCCAAATCCTTTATAAACGCACCATCTGAATCAGTCTGATATAAAAAACTATTAATCTCAGTTCTATAGATATTAGTGAGCTCCCTATGAAGTAATCGCATACTATTATTCTTCCAACGTTGTAATATTGTTTGACGAAAAGTTGTAGTATCATAGTTTGGGTCTAAATGTTCGTAAGCATCTTTTAACCAAGCAATATCATTATCAATAAATGTTTTATTAATTTCTTCACGCTGGAAATACGAATCAACAAACTGCTTTACAGTTTTCTCTAAAATAAGAACGCCTGATCCATCTAGGTCTAAATATACGCTATCAATCTTTGTTTCAATCCCATTGCTATTTTTTTTATAAAGAAATACTTCTTGTATAGTTGTTACCGGAATAGTGGTTTTACTTAAAACTTCCCCAACAAATTCACTAACAATATTTATATATTGAATATCATCAAACTTAGTCTGATATAGATTATTCGTAGTAAAATTATTATAACTTACATCGGTGTTATTTGATATATCCGCAATATCAAATTTATAATCTACATAATCTAGGGTAGTATTTGACAATTCTACCATATATATATATATATATA